TTTGACAGAACCAAAAACTCCAAAACCAGATTTACCATTTCATTTTTTACAATTATGGAATTGTTTTTCTTATAATTTTACTCTTATAACATTATCATATTTGTATGATACTCCAGTAGAAATATATATGAAAGATCACAAATTTTATTCAGGAAGTTATTATGCTACTATTAATTGGGGAGCAAATGATCTTAATACAGATTTATCTTTATCTGAAGATTCAATGGAGCATAAAAGTCATCACATTATATTATTAGATAATGGTCAGATTGCACTCCAGCCTAATAACAGAATCAAATGGTCTGAACCTTCATTTGTTACTAAACCTTTTCCAGAAAAACCAGATTACTTAGTTTGTAAAGATTGGTATAATTGTGAAGGATTTGATAAATGGCATACAGAAGATTCTGATAGAATGTTTTATGATAATGAATAATATACTTTTGTATAAGTAAATAATTTTTAGTATATTATAATATAACTTATAAACTTATGGATATCTTAAATTTTATTTCTTGGATTAAAGGAAAAAGAATAGTAACTTCTGTTGATACAGATAAATCATTAATTCCTATTGGTTTTAAAGATGATCGTAGAGATGATGATTATTTAGCAATAGCAATGACTGTAAAAGATTTTGGTTATGCAATACAAGGTGCAGAACAAACAACAGGTTTAAATATTAATTATACAAATCAAAAAATTTACAATACTGCTGTTTCTCCTGGAACAGGTAATATTACAGAAAATTTATCAGATGCAAAACTTGGAATAGTTCAAAAAATTTATCATAATAGTCTTATTGCACCATCTACACCATCAACTTGGGTATTAATTGGAGCAGGATTTTATGTACCTGGCACTTTAAATATTATTTATGCAGAATGGAATAGTTCTACTAGAGTTGAATATTGGATAACTCAATAATTTTTAAACATGTCAATAGCAAATAGATCTATTACTATATATTCAGCAAAAGCATTTATTTCCACATGGGATACTTCTATTGTATATACCGGTTCTACTGCTAATAATCAAATTCAGTTACCTCTTATTTCAACTGGTATATACAAGTTTACAGTAGACTGGGGAGATGCTACTTCAGATAATATTACTATTTGGAACCAAGCACAAGTAACACATACATATGTTACACCAGGAGTATATACAGTTACTATTACTGGTTTTATTAAAGGTTGGGATTTCTCAGGGTTTGCATTAACAGCTGGAGCTGTAACTGGTGACAGAAGAAAACTTTTAAGTATTACACAATTTGGTTGTCTTGAGTTTGTTACATATACTAATACAACAACTTTGGCAGGTGCATTTTATGGATGTACTAACCTTGATTTATCAAGTGTGCAAGATCAACCAAACTTTAAAAATTGTACATCTATATTAGGATTTTTATTTGGTTGTTTAGCTATTAATACAGTAGCAAATGTTAATAAATGGGATGTATCTAAAATTACTTTTTTTAGGAATACTTTTAGAGAATTACCTTTGTTTAATGATAATGTAGGTAATTGGAATATGTCCAAAGCTATTAATCTTGGTAATATGTTTAGAGGTAGTACAACAGTAGCACCTTATGGTACATTTAATAACGGTGGGTCAGACTCAATTAAAAACTGGGATACTAGTAATGTTACTGATATGACTCAAGTATTTTATAGTCAACCTGATTTTAATCAAGAAATTGGTTTATGGAATGTATCTAATGTAACTAATTTTACTGGTTTCTTAAACACATATACACCAGTATTACCCGTAACATCAGGTAAATTTACTAATGCTGGATCTGATTCAATTAAGAATTGGAATACAGGTAATGTAACAAATATGAATGCTATGTTCTCTGGACAAGCTTTATTTAATCAACCAATTGATACTTGGGATACTAGTAATGTTACACTTATGAGTTATATGTTACAGTGTCTTAGTTTTAATCAACCATTAAATTCATGGGATACTAAAAAAGTAACTACTATGTCAAGAATGTTACAGATAGCTACTACATTTAATCAACCAATTAATAATTGGGAAATTCCACTTGTAATAGACATGTTTAACTTTATGTATTTTAATAATCCTTTATATTTAATTATTAGTTTTAATAAACAAAATTATTCTGATTTTTTAATTAATCTTGCAGGACAAACTTTACAACCAAATGTATCTCTTAATGTTAATCAATACTATAATTCAGCATCTGTTGCATCAAGAACAATATTAACATCAGCACCAAATAACTGGACAATTGTAGATTTAGGATTTCAACCATAAAAAATAAAATATGTGGTATTTAGCAACAAATGAAATAAATGTTTTTCACTATGGTGAAATGTTTGAGAATGCAGTTGTAACAACAGGACAACCTATATTGTTATATTTTGAAACTGAACAAGCACTTATTGATAAGCTTTTAGAATATGGTCATGAATATGTTGCACCAAGTTCAGAACAAAGTTATCCACCAGAACCTGAAGAAAATTAAATAATTTTTAATAATTTGTTTTTATTTATAAATATTTTTATATTTGTAAAAAACTAAACAAATATATTATGTCAGATAAACCTAAATGTGGATGTGGAAAATCTCAAGACCCTGATGGATTTTGTGATGGATCTCATAAAAATAATGAAGCTCAAGTAATTATTAAAGAAACAAAAATTTATTCTTTTGGAGATATTTTAGTAGGATTAAATACTGAAGAATTACCAGAAGGTGTTGAATTAGAAGTAAAACAAAAATTTTCTGAGATTACAGAAATTTTAAAAAGTACTTATACAATGTCAACACAATCCCCAGTTAAAAGTTTATTATTTGATCATGCAGTAGGAGAAATACTAAATGCTCAAATGTCTGTTGTTAAATTATTAAAACTATAAATATGAACCCATTTAAAACATTAAGAGGAAGAAGAATACTTATTGAAGTTCCTGTAAAAAAAGAATCAGTAATTAAATTATCTGAAAAAGATCAAGATGCTTTAATGTATGAAGCAATGAAACAATGGAATAGATTAACTGTATATGCTGTTGGTGATAAAGTAGAAGAAATTGCTGTTGGAGATTCAGTATATATTCCTGTTGCACAATTAGAACATGCAGAAAAAGTAGACATTGATGGTAGTGTAAAGTTAATGTTTAATGAAATGGACATAGCAATAATATGGTAAATATAACAGATGATCTTCCATATTTTACTGGAAAAACAAGTACTAATAAAATTAATTCTAAAGAAGTATCTAAAGAAGATATAGATAAAAGAACTAAAAATAATTTAGATTCTGAATATAATAAAAATTATGTTCATGATTTTAGAAAAGATATTCCACCATTTGAAGCACGTCCTAAATACTATGGTGGAAAAGATTCAACATATGAAGTTTTTAATGTGTTAGAAGCCTGGAAGTTAGATAAAGATTTTTACTTAGGAAATGTAATAAAATATTTAGCTAGAGCTGGTAAAAAAACTTTTAATAATAAAGAAGATTTAGAAAAAGCATTAGTATATTTACAACGTAGAATTGATACCTTATGAATTATTTAATAATGTTATTAATTTTAAGCATAGCATGTTTGTTATGGATTATAGGAAGTTCTTTTAGAGGACCTATATATAATAGTATTAAAGATGCTTATGAACTAGATCATCAAGGTGAAGCTATTGGTTCATATTTTATTGTTGCATCACTTCTTTTAATTTTCTTTGCCGGATCTTTTCTATAATCTTTTTGTTTTTATAAATAAATTTTTGTATATTATAGTATATCACTATAATTAAAATATAAATATAAATATGGAAACTTGGTCAACATTACACATTTTTGGATATGGAGAAACACAATTAATTGGAAAAGATTTTAACAAAAAAATTCCTTCTACATCTTTAACTACTTTAGCTGCTGTTGTAAATAATGTATATTCTTTTAAACCAGAAGAAAATGCAGCACTAAATAATTATCATGCAATTAATATTTTTAATAGTATGTTTGCAGATTGGCAACCAAAAGAAGATAATACTAAAAGTTGGAGAGTTGAATATACAGATTTAGATATTATAGCTATTACTGCTTTAATTACTGAAATTGAAACATATTTATTATTAAATATAGAAAAAACTGCATAAATTAAAATATTTATTTATATTTGTTGTATAAAATTTAAAACAATGAATATAATTTTTCAAATTAATGGTGGTCTAGGTAAATGCATTATGGCCACTGCAGTGTGTACTGCAATTAAAAAAAAGTATCCGGAATCTGATTTGATAGTAGTATCAGGTTATCCGGATGTATTCTTAAATAATAAAGAAGTCCATAGATCCTTTGTGTTCAATGGACTTTCTTATTTTTATGAAGAGTATATTAACAATAAAGACTTTTTAATCTTTGCTAATGATCCTTACTTAGAAACAGGACATATTAGACAAGATGAACACTTATTAAAAACATGGTGTAAAATGTTTGATCTTAAGTATGCTGGAGAAATTCCTTTAATTAATCTTACTACAAGAGAAATAAAATATTTTAAAAATAAATTTGCATTTGAAAAACCAATTATGTTAATACAAACAAATGGTGGTGCACAAACAGATCACAAATACTCTTGGGCACGAGATCTCCCCTCTACAGTAGTTGTAAAAGTTATTGAACATTTTAAAAATGACTATACTATTATACATATTAGAAGAGAAGATCAACAATCTTATAATAATACTATTCCTGTAACTGATTCAATTAGAGCACTTTCTGTTTTACTTAAAATGAGTACTAAAAGATTATTAATTGATAGTTTTGCACAACATGCTGCAGCTGCTTTAGAATTACCGGCAACAGTTTGTTGGGTATCAAATAAACCAGAAGTGTTTGGTTATGATCTACATGACAATATATTAGCAAATGAATTTACTACTAAACCTGAATTAAGAAATGCTTATCTTTCTAAATTCAACATTGCTGGTGAGTTAATTGAATTTCCTTACAATAGTGAAGATGAAATTTTTAATACAGAAACTATTATAAAATCATTAAGTAAATAACCAATGGAAAAATTATTTTTTCAGTCTTCTATGCCGAGGTCTGGTAGCACATTGTTACAAAATATTTTTGCTCAAAATCCAGATATGTATGCTACACCTACATCAGGAGTACTAGAACTAATATTTGCTGCAAGAGGAAACTACACTAACTCTCCTGAGTTTTTAGCTCAGGACTCTGAGTTAATGAAAAAAGGATTTTTAGAATTTTGTCAAAAAGGAATGATTGGATACTATGAAGGTATTACAGATAAAAAGTATGTAGTAGATAAATCCAGAGGTTGGGGTATTCATTATAACTTTTTAAATACAATTTTTCCGGAACCTAAAATAGTTTGTATGGTTAGAAACCTTAAAGATGTATTTGCATCTATGGAGAAGAACTATAGAAAGAATCCTGAGAAACAAGATCCTATTCTAGATTGGTCTAAAATGCAAGGAACATCAGTTCCTAAAAGAGTAGATATCTGGTCTCAAAATCCACCTATAGGTATGGCTTTAGAAAGACTTTCAGAGATCTTTAGAATGGGTTTAGATAAGAAGATCCACTTTGTTAAGTTTGAGGACTTATGTTTATATCCGGAAGAAACAATGAAAGGTGTTTATAATTACCTTAGTATCTCAGAATATAAACATGACTTTGATAATATAGAACAAGTTACCAAAGAAGATGATTCAGTATATGGTGCATTTGGAGATCATGTAATCAGACAAAAATTAGAAGTAGTTCCATCTAAAGCTAAAGAAATCTTAGGTAAAGATATAGTAGATTGGATCTGGAATAACTATGCATGGTATAATCAAGCCTTTAACTATAGACAATGATAGTAGTATTATTTGGTCAACCACACTCTGGTAAAACAACACTAGCAGAAAAACTTGCTGAAAGACTTATAGACTCAGAAATAATTGATGGAGATAAGTTTAGAGAAGCATTTAAAAACACAGACTATTCTAAAGAAGGAAGAATTAAAAATCTTACTAAAGCATGTGATATAGGTTATTACATGCATAAGAACTTAATTAAGTCTAATATTATTTACTCTATGGTATTTCCGTACAAAGAAGTAAGAAACTATCTTAAAGAATTACATCCTGATGTTTATTTTTTTTATCTAATGTATCAAAAACCAAGAGGAAGAGAAGAATATCATGTAAAAGACTTTGAAGCTCCTATAGCTGCAGAAAAAATAAAAATATTAAACACAGATAATAACACAATTGATGCTTGCATTGATTATATAACAGATGTATTATGGAAAAAGAATGGGGAAAATTAGTACACGTAGGATCATCATTACCATCTAAACCAGAGCAATATGCTTTGTTTGTAGGTAGATGGCAGCCATTACATGATGGTCATAAAGCTTTATTTGCAAGAGCATTAGATGAAGGTAAAAATGTTTGGATAGCAATTAGAGATATTGCACCAGATGAAAAGAATCCTTGGACAGCAGAAGAAGTATTAAGCAACATAACTAATGAATATAGAAAACTTTGTGATAAAGGTGTGGTTAAAGTTAGTATAATCCCTGACATATGTTCAATTGAGTTTGGTAGAGGAGTTGGCTATGATATTATTGAGCATGTACCTCCCGCACAGGTAGCAGAAATTTCAGCAACTAAAATTAGAGAAAAATTAAAAAATGGCAATTAAGAAGTTTCAAATTAGATTTAATGTTCATAGTAAAACTGAGAATGAGAGATGGAGACTCATTACAGATGGACAAGAAGAACTAGTATCTAACATTATCATCAATGGTCATACTTCTACTACTATGGACTGGATGGATGATATCCAAGATTACAAGTGGCACATTAGTTGTGAAGGAGAACTAGTAATCAAGAACAATATTGCTTATGTTACTACAGTAAAAGAAGAGTCTGTATTAGCAAGGCACATACTTAAAACAGTATCATATAGAATATTTGGTACACTAACTACTGTAACAGTAGCATATTCACTAGGTGCATCTTTAAGTATGGCATCATTACTTGGTGTAGGAGAGTTAGTTATCAAACCTATTATATACTTTTTTCATGAAAGACTTTGGTATAAACATATAAGAATTGGAAAAAAAGGATAATAACTTTGTGGTTTAAAATATTTTAAGTATATTATATATATATTATTAATATTTATAAAAATAAACAAAATGGACATTTTAAATTTTATAAGCTGGATAAAATCTAGTAATTACAGAACAACATTACCAACAGACGTACAAAGTCTATTAGTTATTGGAGCTAAAGATCCAAGTAGAGATGATGGTTATTTATCATTAGCAATTAATACGGCACCTTTACAAGCAGTATATGATACAGCTAATGTAACTCAAACAACAGCAATAAGTACTGCTGTTACAGTTAATGCACATAACGGAACAATTACTACAGTATCAAGTACTTTAGCAGGGGGTTCTAATGCAGCATTTACAGTAAATAATTCTAAAGTAACTACAGCATCTAAAATTTTACTTACAGTGGATCATCCAGGAGCTGGAATTCCTGTATTAATTACAGAAGCTCTTGCTAATGGAAGTT